CTACTGCTGAATACTTGGGTTCTGATTCTAACACAGCTTTCGGTCAAATGGCTTTCTCTATCGAGAAGGTTACTGTTACTGCTCAAAGCCGTGCTTTGAAAGCTGAGTACTCTCTAGAACTAGCACAAGACTTGAAAGCAATTCATGGTCTTGACGCTGAGACAGAATTGTCTAACATTCTTTCTACAGAGATTCTTGCTGAAATCAACCGTGAAGTTATCCGTACAATCTACGCTGTTGCTAAGAACGGTGCTCAGTATGGTACAACAACTGCTGGTACATTCGACCTTGACACAGACTCTAACGGCCGTTGGTCAGTTGAGCGTTTCAAAGGCTTGATTTTCCAAGTTGAGCGTGACGCTAACGTTATTGCCAAAGAAACTCGTAGAGGTAAAGGTAACGTGATGATCGTATCATCTGACGTTGCTTCCGCTATGGCTATGGCTGGTGTTCTACAGTACACTCCTGCATTGTCTGCTGACTTGCAAGTTGATGACACTGGTAACACATTCGCTGGTTTGTTGCACGGCCGTATCAAGGTTTATATCGACCCATACTTCGGCGGTTACACATCTAACCAAGAATTGGTAACAATCGGCTACAAAGGTTCTTCACCTTATGACGCTGGTTTGTTCTACTGCCCATACGTTCCGCTACAAATGGTTCGTGCAGTTGACCAGTTTACATTCCAACCTAAGATTGGCTTCAAGACTCGTTACGGCATGGTTGCAAACCCATTTGCTGGCGGTACAGATGCTGATTTGGGTCAGTTGTATTCTAAGCGCAACACATACTACCGTATTTTCCGTGTAGCGAACCTAATGTAAGTTTAGGTAAAGAAACCACCACTAAGAGTGGTACTTTAAAAGGGGAGCAGAAATGCTCCTCTTTTTTTATTCCTAAATAGTAAGTAGGAGACAAATATGAAACCAGAAAATACCAATTTTTTACAACCGACAAAGTATGTACTGACCTTCCCAGAAGTTCCAGATATGATTTACTTTTGTCAGAAAGCAAACCTTCCAGGTGTATCTTTGGGACAGGCTATACAAGAAACACCGAATCTAGATTTATTCCATTCAGGAACAAAAATCTCATATAACACATTCGATGTTACATTTTTAGTGAATGAAGATTTGTCGGCATGGACAACAATATATAATTGGATGAAAGACCTTTCCTCTGTTGAAGCAAGTTATGCAAAAAGAAAATCAGGAAAGAAACAAGCGGTACTTACCATTATGTCTAATCAAAACAATCCAAAATTACGTGTGAAGTTAATGGATTTATTTCCGCTTTCTTTGTCTGATTTAGAATTTGACACCACACTGTCAGCAGAAGAACATATTACCGCAACGGTATCTTTCCGTTATGATTGGTTTGAATTAGAACAAGTGTGATATAATATAGTTTTATAATGGAGTTATTATGAGTAAACTTGAAGAAATATTAAAAGCATGGGATGAAGATTCTATTATCGATTCGACAGAACCTGGTAAAGAATTATTAAAAATACCTACACTACATAACAAGTATTTAAAAATTCTTGTTAATCATCGCCTTGCAATGAAGCGTATCAATTTTGAATATGCTCGTCTGCGTAAAATCAAAGAAGAATATTATAATGGTTCTCTTTCACAAGAAGAACTTGAAGAATATGGTTGGGAACCTTTTCGCTTGAATGTAAAAACAAAACAAGGAATTGAACGCTACATGGAATCTGATATCGAATTAGTTCGCTTATTGGAAAAGAAAATGTACCATGACGAAGCAATTGCTGTATGTGAATCTATTTTACAAGAACTGAAAAGCCGAACTTTCCAATTGAAAGATTATATTTCATGGGAAAGATTCATCGGTGGAAACTAAAATAATTGTAACAAAAAGAAACGAAGCATACGTTAAAATTAAATGTGAACGTGGAATAGCACAAGAGTTATCAGACTACTTCACGTTCTTTGTACCAGGTCATCAATTTACACCAGCATTTAGAAACAGAATCTGGGATGGAAAGATAAGACTTTTTGACCTCCGTACATTTGAACTATATCACGGCTTAGTTTCTTATATTGAAGCATTCTGTAAAGAACGTGAATACTCCCTAGAGTATGGTGATCCACGACCAGACCTGACAGATGATTATCCGGTTTATCATGCTGATAAGTTTATCACAGAACTTGATCTACATTCAAGAGGTCAACCCATTGGTGTAAGAGATTACCAAAAGAGTGCATACATCCACTCGATGAGAAACAAACGTGCATTGTTGTTATCTCCAACCTCATCAGGCAAATCTCTAATTATCTATTTGCTGATACGACAAATATTAGAGTACAAATGTAAAAAAGGTCTTATCATTGTACCAACAACATCTTTGGTGGAACAATTATACTCAGACTTTGCAGACTATTCAACAGCAAACGGTTGGAAAGTGGAAGATAATGTACACAGAATATATCAAGGTAAAGATAAACATACAGATTTACCTCTAACTGTTTCTACATGGCAATCTCTCTATACACAGCCAAATGAATATTTTGAACAGTTTGATTTCATATTAGGTGACGAAGCACATCTATTTAAAGCACAGTCATTAGTTTCTATTATGACTAAATGTGTGAATGCAAAATATAGAATTGGTTTAACTGGTACACTTGATGGTACTAAGACGCATAAACTGGTGCTTGAAGGCTTGTTTGGTACTGTAGAGAAAGTAACAACGACCAAAGAACTGATGGACAATAAACAAATTGCTGATTTTATTATCAAGTGTTTGGTACTAAAACATGATGAAGAAATTTGCCAGCTAATGAAAGGCAAAACCTATCAGGAAGAAATTGAATATCTAATTCTGAATGAAAACAGAAATAAGTTTATCAAAAATCTTTCGGTATCTTTGACAGGTAACACTCTTATATTATATCAATATGTTGACAAACATGGCAAAATTCTGTATGATATGATATCTAATACTAAAAATATTGGAGACAGAAAAGTCTTTTTTGTATATGGTAAAACAGATACAGAAACAAGAGAAGAAGTTAGACGTATAACGGAAGATGAAAATGACGCCATTATTGTGGCTAGTTATGGTACCTTTAGTACTGGAATTAATATTAGGAATCTCCATAATATTATATTCGCATCTCCGTCCAAATCAAGAGTTCGAAATCTTCAGTCTATTGGACGAGGTTTACGAATCGGTGACAACAAAACTGAAGCGGTTCTTTACGACATAGCCGATGATTTGAGATACAAAAATCACATGAATTTTACGTTGAAACATTTCGTGGAAAGAACAAAGATATATAATGAAGAGAAGTTCACCTACAAACTTTACAAGATAGGATTAAAAAATGGAAGCAGTAAAACTAATACGTCTTAAATCAGGTGAAGATATCATTGCATATATTGAACAAGTTGATAAACTAAATTTTGTGATAAGAGAACCCATGGTTGTACTCACTAAACAAGACAACAGAACTAATAAACATATTATTATGATGGACCATTGGTTACCTGTTCCATTGATTCGTCACAATGAGGCATTTATCACAGAAAGTGAAATCGTAACTATGCTCGAACCAACTTCTGATTTTTCTGAGTACTATGAGAATGCGGTAACCAACATGAAACAGATTCTGACATTCAACACATCTTCTTCTGACGAAGAAGAAAGAAACCTCACTAGAGAGGAAATGTTAATGATGTTGGAAGCGGTTGGACCTGATACAACAGAACTAATACATTAATATAAACATGCAGAGGGTACATATGGAGTGTGCGCCTTTGGCAAGCAAAAGTCAAGCAATTTTTAAGGTAAACATTATTATGAACGATTTAAATACCACACCAACAGCAAAACCAAAGAAGCATTACATCAACAATGCAGATTTTTGTAAAGCACTTGTAGATTACCAAACCGCAGTGGCAGTTGCCAAAGCAGAAGGTAAAACGAAACCTCGAATTCCAAATTACATTGGTGAGTGTTTTATGAAGATTGCTGAAGGTCTATCACACAAACCAAACTTCATCAACTACTCTTACCGAGATGAAATGGTCGGTGATGGTATTGAAAATTGCTTGATGTACTTTGAGAACTTTGATACCACAAAATCATCGAACGCATTCGCTTACTTTACACAGATCATCTACTTTGCGTTTCTCAGACGTATTCAAAAAGAAAAGAAACAACTCTACGTTAAGTATAAATCTACAGAGCAATTCGGCTTACTTGATGAGAATGAA